AGGGAGATCCACGGCGAGCTTGCCAATTATCACACTTTCTTTCTTTGTTCTAGGCCCACAGGAGGCTTTTTAAGCCATGAAAATCCGTGACAGAATCAGCGAGCTTCGCCGTGTTCCTGCGTCAGAGTTGCGCCCCAATCCGAAGAACTGGCGAACGCACCCAAAGGCCCAGGCTGACGCTCTGAAGGGCGTTCTGGCCGAGGTAGGCATTGCAGACGCCGTGCTTGCCCGCGAGCTTGAGGACGGCACGCTCATGCTCCTAGACGGGCATCTCCGCGTCGAGACGATGGGCGATCAAGTCCTGCCTGTGCTCGTCCTTGACGTTGATGAGGCCGAGGGCGACAAGGTGCTTGCCACCCTCGACCCGCTGGCTGCAATGGCGGAATCGGACGCAGCCAAGCTGGACGCCATCCTGCGTGAAGTCGATACCGGCTCGCCTGAGTTGCAGCAGATGCTTTCAGACCTAGCCGAAGACGCTGGGCTGTATCAGGACGAGGCAAAGGAGATTGTCGAGGACGAGATCCCCGAGCCGCCTGTCGATCCGATCACGAAGCCGGGCGACCTGTGGACGCTCGGAGATCACCGGCTGCTGTGCGGCGACTCGACGAAGGCCGAGGACGTGGAGCGGCTGATGGCGGGGGCGAAGGCTAGGCTTGTGATTACGGACCCGCCGTATGGCGTGGATTACCAAGGCGGAACGACGAAGCGCGAGAAGCTAAAAGGCGACCACGACGCCGGTCTGTATCTTCCAATCCTGCAACTTGCCAATCAGTTTTCAGACGACGAGTGTGCCGTCTACCTATGGCATTCCGATAGCAAGTCGGCCGCCGTGTCGGCCGCCGTGTCGGCCGCCGGCTACGAGTTGCGATGCACTATTATTTGGAACAAAAACATCGCGCAGTTCGGCGCACTTGGAGCGCAATACAAAACCAAGCACGAACCCTGCCATTACCTGTACAAGAAGTCTCGGTCGCCAAGATGGTTTGGGCCTACAAATGAAGTGACCGTCTGGGATATTTCTCGGAACAGCAAGAACGAGCACCACCCAACAGAGAAGCCTGTTGCTGTCATGGCTCGTCCTATGGGCAACTCCTCTGAAAAAGGGGACGCGGTCTTGGACTTGTTTCTGGGCTCCGGCACCACTCTCATCGCCGCCGAGCAACTGGGCCGCAAGTGCTACGGCATGGAGATCAGCCCGCAGTATTGCGACGTGATCGTGAAGCGGTGGGAGACGCTGACCGGGAAGAAGGCAGAACTGGAAACGCCAGCGAAAAAGCCGAAGGCGAAGTAGTGCATGGCTGACGACCGTCTCAAAAAAGCTGCGGAAGCTGAAAAGAAGCTGAAGGAGCAGCTGCGGGACGTTCGTGCGATTCGTCGCAGGATGGGCGGCGACAGGGACGCCTACGAAGCCCACAAGGACAGGATGACCGAGCGGTCGGCTCGGATGTCGGAGGCGGGTCGTGACATAGGCGAGATTCCGCAGGTTGCGGATCAGGCCCGGCGTGATGCGTGCCGCACGGACTTTCGGAAGTTCTGCGAGACATACGGGCGTGAGACGTTCGCCCTATCGTGGTCGCCTGACCATCTGCTTGCCATTGCCAAGATCGAAGCCGCCGTCTTGCGTGGCGAACTGTTCGCCTTTGCCATGCCGCGCGGCAGCGGCAAGTCAACGATGTGCGAGTGGGCTTGCCTGTGGGCGATTCTCTACGGTCACTCGTCTTTCGTGATGCTGATTGGCTCTGACGCAGCGATTGCCGGATCGCAGCTGGATAGCCTCAAGGCCCAGGTTGAAACGAACGAGATTCTGGCTGCTGACTTCCCAGAGGCGATCTACCCAATTCAGAGCCTTGATCGCATTGCCCAGCGGGCGCACGGCCAGACGTACAAGGGCAAACCAACGTCAATTGAGTGGACGTCGGACACGGTGACGATGCCGTGGATTCCAGGCTCTCCGTGTGCCGGTGCTGCTATTCGCGTTGCTGGCATTACTGGCCGAATCCGTGGCATCAAGCACACTCGCCCAGACGGGAAGTCCGTGCGTCCGTCGCTGGTGCTCATCGACGACTGTCAGACTGACGAGTCGGCTGCATCCCCTTCGCAGGTCGCTGCAAGGGAAAAGATCCTTTCCGGTGCCATCCTCGGGCTTGCCGGGCCGGGCGCGAAGATCGCCGGCTTGGCGACGATCACGGTCATCCGTCCCGATGACCTAGCTGACCGGCTGCTGGACCGGATGCGTCATCCTTCGTGGCAAGGCGAGCGGACGAAACTCGTCTACGAGTGGCCGACGGCGGATGAACTGTGGGGGCAGTATTCCGAGATGCGTCGTGAGGGGCAGCGTAGCGGTGAAGGCACTGCGGCTGCTGACGCCTTCTACCGTGCGAATCAGGCGACGATGGACGCCGGGTCTCGGGTGGCGTGGCCGGAACGGAAGCACGACGACGAACTGACGGCGATCCAGCATGCGTGGAATCTACGCATTGACCGTGGCGAGAGTGCGTTCATGGCTGAGTACCAAAACCAGCCGCTGGCCGATGACATCTCGTCCGAGAAACTCGACAAGCGGGCGCTCGCCGCTCGTGCGTTGACGCTGCCGCGTGGGACTGTCCCACTTTCCCACCAGACGGTAACGGCGTTCATCGACGTGCAGGATCGGCTGCTCTACTGGCTCGTCGCATCGTGGGGCGATTCGTTCGGCGGTCACGTCGTCGCCTACGGCACATACCCTGACCAAGCCAGCACGTTCTTTGAAGCTAAGAACGCAAAGAAGACGCTGGCACTATCTGCCAAGGGTGCCGGGTTCGAGGCGGCATTGTCGGCTGGCTTGGAGTCGCTGACGCAGATCCTTCTCGGCAAGGATTGGAGCCGTGAAGACGGCGTCGCCATGCGAGTGCGTCAGGTGCTCATTGACGCCAACTGGGGGCAGTCCACCGAGACGGTGCGGACGTTCTGCCGGCGGTCTACGTTTGCGGCGATGCTGCTGCCGTCTCACGGCAAAGGCATCGGTGCGTCTGGCGGCTCGCTCACGGAGAAGAAGGGGCGAGGCGAAAAGATCGGACTCAACTGGGTGATGCGGCAGACGGCGACGAATCAACGCTACGGAGTCTACGACACAAACTTCTGGAAGACGTTCTCGGCGGCTCGCCTGCGTCTGGCGATGGGCGACCCAGAGGCGATTACGCTGCACGCTGGCGAACACGACATGCTCGTTGAGCATCTGACTAGCGAGTATCCGGTGCGGACTGAAGCAAGGGGCAGAGTCGTGGACGAGTGGAAGTTGGACAACCGCCGTGAGAATCACTTCTGGGACTGTCTCGTTGGCTCTGCCGTGGCGGCGTCGATTGCGGGCGTGCAACCCGTGGCGACCGAGGCGGGTGGACGCCAGCGGAAAAAGGTCACAATTCCGACAAATTCAAACGGGAAAAAGATCATCCAGGTAAAGCGTCTTAAATGAACCAGATCACCCTCACCACCGTGGACGGTCTCGACCCTCGTGACATGCTGGCGATCCGCTCCCGGCTGACGAAGCCGTCGAGCGAGTTTCAGCTAGAGGTTGCCACGGTACTGGAGGGCGAAGCGAGCAGCTGCACGCCGATTGCCGTGTGGCACTGCGACGGCTCGTTGATTGCTTGGGCGTGCTCGCACGTCTGGCGTGGAATGCAGACGCTAGAGCAGTACGTCGAGGAGCGGTATCGCAACACTGGCAAGGGTCGGACGCTGGCGGCGTTTGCTTTGTCGTCTGGCATGATTGACCCAAACAAGCCACTAGCGGTGTTTTCGACAACTACCGCCGACATCTGCCGGAAGCTGAACGTGACCGACGTGGTGCTCTTCGAGCGACGCGGCACGGATTGGGTCGAAGTCTAACGGCATACCCGGTCTGAAACGCACAGCGTTTCCCGTAGCGTTGCTCGCATGAGCGACGAACTGCGCGACAAGATCGCTGAGACAGCAGCCGGCCCGAAGCGGGTGCGTACCGACGCTGGCGAAGTCGAGGCACAGGATGTCGCCTCGATGATCGAGGCTGACAAGTATCTGTCTGCCAAGGCTGCGAGCGGCAGCGGCAACACACGCCGTGGGCTGCGGTTCAACAAACTGATTCCGCCGGGGGCTGGCTGATGGGTTTGTTCAGCAGGCTGCTGCCGGGACGCAAGCCGCAGAACGTGGCGGTGCCGGTTCATGTCCGTGCGAAGTTCGACGCCGCCGAAATTGGCGACGACCGGCGGCACTGGGCGAACGCTGACGCTTTCGCTGCGGATACGGCGCTCTCGCCTGAGAAGCGTCGGACGATGCGGAATCGTGCTCGCTACGAGCGGGCGAACAATTCGTATCTCGCCGGAATCTCGGCAACGCTCGCCAACGACCTGATCGGCACCGGACCACGCCTGCAACTCAACAGCGGCGACGTCGAGGCGGATCGCCTGGCGGAACGTCTCTTCTTCGATTGGTCGTGGCAAGTCGATCTGGCGACGAAGCTGCGGACGATGCGTGAGGCGATTGTGGTGGACGGTGAAGCGTTCGCCATGATGATCAGCAACCCTCGCCTGCCGGGCGTGCAACTCGACCTGCGGCTCGTGGAAGCCGAGATGGTGGCGACGCCGGTGCAGTCCGTCACGCCTAGCGTCACCGTCGATGGCTCGATTGTCGATGGGCTTGAGTTCGACGCCTCGGGCAACGTGCTCGCCTATCAGGTGCTCTCGTACCATCCCGGTGCGAATTACCACGTCAACGCACTGAACTACCAGCGTGTGCCGGCGGCGCAGATGATCCACTGGTTCCGGCCCATCCGGCCCGGCCAGCATCGTGGCGTTCCTGAAGTGGCACCGGCTCTCAAGCTGTTCGCCCAGCTTCGCCGCTACACCGAAGCGGTGGTGGCTGCTGCGGAGACTGCCGCAGACTTCGCAGGCTTCCTGCGGACGAACTCGCCAGCCGCCGAGGTGGACGAAGTCGAAGCGTTTGCCGAGATGCCCATCGAAAAAAGAACGATGGTCACGCTGCCAGACGGCTGGACGTTCGAGCAGCTCAAAGCCGAGCAGCCGACGACGCAGTTCCCGGCGTTCGTGCGTCAGCTTCTGGGAGAGTTGGGGCGTTGCCTACAACTGCCGTTCAACGTCGCTGCACTCGATTCGTCGTCTTACAACTACGCATCCGGTCGCATGGACCATCAGGTCTATGCAACGACACAGCGTGTGATGCGTGACGATCTTGAGCGGCGCATGCTCGATCGTTTGCTTGCCGCATGGGTGAACGAAGCCACGCTGGCCGGGCTTCTGCCGGAAGGCATCCCGCCGTTCAGCGAGTGGGATTGGTCGTGGCAGTGGGACGGCAAAGAGCACGTTGACCCAGCCAAGGAAGCCAACGCCGCCGAGACCAGGCTCAGGACGCACACGACCACGCTGGCGAGCGAATACGCCAAGGCTGGCAAGCAGTGGGACGTCGAACTGCGACAGCGTGCCGCCGAGGTGGCGTTGATGAAGGAACTCGGATTGTTCGTCGATCTCCAGCCGGATGGCAACTATCCCGGCGCAACACCGGAGCAGGCTGACGAAGCCATGAACCAATGAACGCAATCAAACTCGATTCCGGCGTCACGTTCTTGCAAGCCGCCGACGGCGATTCGGCACCGGCTGGCAAGAAGTTTCGCATCGTCGCCTACACGGGCGCACCGATTCGGCAGGGCTGGAGCCGTGAGCCGGTCGTGATCGACATGGCTGGGATGCAGCTGCCGGCGACTGTGCCGGTAGTGCTCGGGCACGACTACTCGCTGGGGTCGATCCTCGGGCAGGGTCGCCCGTTCATCGAAGGCGGGCAGTTGATCGTTGAGGGCGAGATCCTCGCCAGCAATGGCAACGCTGACCAGGTCGCCGCACTCGCTGCCGCTGGCTACCAGTTCCAAGCGAGCGTGGGCGCTGACGTTCGTCGGCACCAGAAGATCGACGCTGAAGGCGTCACGCAAGTCAACGGAGCGGCTCACGTTGGGCCGGTTCGTGTAGTCAAAGCCTCTGCTCTGCGAGAGGTTTCGTTTGTCACCCTTGGCGCTGACTCGCAGACCAGCGTCGCCATCGCGGCGGAAGCCGACGAGGAGTTCTCTATGGCGGACAACGCCACCCAGACGCCCGCAGAGGAGCCGATTGTGGCTTCCGCTGTGGAAGCCCCGGCGAGTGTCGCCGTGGAAGCCACCACCGTCGATCACACCGACGTGATCGCGTCCCTCACGAAGAAAGTCGAACAGATGGAAAAGCTGATCGCCACCCGCGACGAGCGTCCTGCGGCTCCTGCCGTTCACATGGCGCAGCCGACCGCTCGCACGCCCGAAGTGATTGAGGCTGCGTTCGCCCTTCAGGGCGGCCTGCCGAATGTCGAGAAGCAGTACGACGCCAAGACCCTCGAAGCCGCTGGCAAGATCCAGCGGACCACGAGCCTCGGCGAAGTGCTGCTCTCGGCTGCTGAGGAAGGCGGCTACACCGGCTCGCGTCGGATCTCCGCTGCGACTCTGCGTCCGATCCTCGCTGCGGCGTGGGCGACCCACAGCATCAGCGGCATCCTGTCGGCGACCGTCAACAAGTTCCTGCTCGCCGGATTCAACGGCGTCGAGAGCGGCTGGCGTTCGATCTCGGCTGTGCGGAGCGTGAACGACTTCAAGGCACTGACGAGCTACAGGCTCAACGGTGGCATGAAGTTCGAGAAGGTCGCTCCTGGCGGCGAACTCAAGAACGCTGCCGTGAGCGACGA